CTGATCGAGGACAGCCCGGCGCTGAAAGAACGCGTCCAGCCGGCGCGATCGCGTGATGCCGGCAACTCGATGCTTTCAAAGGAATTCCCAGGCGGCATTCTGGTGCTGACCGGGGCTAACAGCGCTACCGGCCTGCGCTCGATGCCGGCCCGATATGTGTTTCTCGATGAGGTCGATGCCTATCCGGCCTCAGCTGACGAAGAAGGCGATCCGGTCAGCCTGGCTGAAGCACGAACCACAACCTTTGCGCATAGGCGCAAGGTGTTCATGGTCTCGACCCCGACAATCCGAGGATTGTCACGTATTGAACGAGAGTTCGAGGCTAGTGACCAGCGACGGTACTTTGTGCCGTGTCCGCATTGTGGTCATATGCAATGGCTGCAATTCGAGCGGCTCCGCTGGGACAAGGGAAAGCCAGAAACGGCGGCCTATGCCTGCGAGGGATGTGACCGACCCATCGCCGAGCACCACAAGACGGACATGATGGCGCGAGGTGAATGGCGGGCGACGGCGACCAGTTCTGATCCAAACGCGATCGGCTTTCACCTCTCGGCGCTCTATTCGCCGATCGGCTGGAAAACTTGGGAGCAGATCGCGCGGGACTGGCTGGCGGCCCAAGGATCAGACGAGATGCTGCGTGCGGCGCGCAACACGCTTCTCGGCGAGACCTGGGTTGAAAGTGGCGATGCGCCGGAATGGCAGCGGCTTGCGGATCGGCGTGAGGCATATGCTGCGCAGATCCCCCTCGGCGGGCTGTTCCTGACCGCCGGTGCTGACGTCCAGAAGGACCGCATCGAGGTCGATGTCTGGGCTTGGGGCCGTGGGCTCGAAAGCTGGCTCGTCGATCACATCGTCATTCCAGGCGGTCCTGGTGATCCGGCCTGCTGGCAAGCACTGACAGAACTGCTCGGTCAAACCTGGGTGCATGAGAACGGCGCGGTAATGCCTCTCGCCAAGCTCGCGATCGACACTGGGTATGAAACCTCTGCCGTCTACGCCTGGGCGCGGGCCCAAGGCATTGCGCAGGTTGCACCTGTGAAAGGTTTGCAGGGGTTCAACCGCGCAACACCGGTATCGGGGCCAACCTTTGTCGATGCGACCGTCAATGGTCGGAAACTAAAGCGTGGGGCGCGGCTCTGGACCGTGGCCACGGCCACCTTCAAGGCCGAGACCTATCGCTACCTTCGACTTGAGCGGCCCTCGGACGAGGATCGCACACTGGGTGTGCCCAATCCGGCGGGCACGATCCACCTGCCCGATTGGGCAGACAGCGAATGGCTCAAGCAACTGGTGGCCGAACAGCTGGTCACCATCCGCGACCGACGCGGCTACGCCCGCCAAGAATGGCAAAAGATGCGCGAGAGGAACGAGGCGCTGGACACAAGGGTCTATGCGCGGGCGGCCGCGTGGATCCTCGGTGCCGACCGTTTCGACGAACGCATGTGGCGTCAGTTGGAGAAACAGGCCGGCGTGGAGACGGCTGTCCCAGCGCAGGGTGCCGAGCCCGATAAATCGACCGAACCGCAAGCAGGGCGGATCGCATCGCCCCGGCGGCGCGGCTGGAAGATCAGCACGCCAAAATACATGGAATGATGAATGACCCTCGACGAGCTAAAACTCCGCCACAGCGCGCTCTTGGCCGCGCGCTACAGCGGCACGCGGTCGGTCAGCTATGACGGCAAGACCGTAAACTACGGGACCGACGCCGAGCTTGCCGCGGCCATAGGCGATGTCGAACGGCGCATTGCGAAACTCGAACGCGGCGCTGGGCGTGTGCTACGCCCCTTTGCTGTGAAAGACCTCTGATGAACTGGCGGCAGCGCCTCGGCGCCTTCATCGGCGGGTTTGATGCTGGACAGCAACATCGGCGACTGCGCGGGTTCCAAGCGACCCGCGCGCATGTGAATGCGCTGATCGCCGCCTCGGGGCCTGACATCACCGCTCGCGCCCGCTGGCTCGTGCGCAACAACGGCTATGCCGCGAATGCAGTCGAAAGCTGGGCGGCGAATACCGTGGGCGACGGGATCAAGCCGATCTCAAAACTCGCCGATGCCGCGCGGAAGGAAGAGCTGCAGCGGCTTTGGCTCGCCTGGACCGATGAGGCCGATGCCGAGGGCTTGACGGATTTCTACGGGCTACAGCGCCGGGCGGCGCGCGAGGTGTTTCTGGCGGGTGAGGTCTTTGTTCGTATCCGGCCGCGGCGGGTGGAGGACGGCCTCACGGTTCCGCTCCAACTGCAAATGCTGCCCTCGGAAATGCTGCCGCTGCATGAAACAGGCGTGGCGCGGAATGGCAACGCGATCCGGCAGGGCATCGAGTTTGACCGAATTGGACGTCGCGTCGCCTATCACTTTTTCCGCCGCCACCCAGGCGACAGCACTGATCCAGGTCTCTCCGGTGAGATTGTTCGAGTGCCTGCCTCGGAGGTGATCCACGTCATCGACCCAGTCGAGGGTGGTCAGCTGCGCGGCGTGTCGAAACTGGCCCCGGCGATCGTGAAGTTGTTCCTTTTGGATCAATACGACGACGCGGAGTTGGACCGGAAAAAGGTCGCCGCGATGTACGCGATGTTCGTGACCTCGCCCGCCCCGGAGAACCCGCTCGCCCCCTTGGACGACGAGGAGATGCCAGCAGGCGTCGAGATCAGCCCAGGCCAGATCGTGCGGCTGGATCCGGGTGAAGATGTGACGGTTGGCCAGCCCGCGGACAGCGGGGCGACCTATGAGCCGTTCCAGTACCGGACGCTGCTGCAGATCTCAGCAGCACTTGGCATCCCTTACCCCTATCTCGCCAATGATATGGTGAAGGGTAACTTCTCGAACTCGCGCCTGGCGCTGATCGAATTCCGCCGGCGCGTCTCTGCCTGGCAGCATTCGGTGATGGTCTATCAGCTTTGTCGGCCCGTCTATGCACGCTGGCTGGATTTGGCCGTTCTGTCGGGCACGCTGTCCCTGCCCGGCTATGAGGCCGACCGCCCACGAATGCTGGCCGCCGATTGGCTGCCCACGAAATGGGACTGGGTCGATCCGCTGAAAGACGCCAATGCTGAAATCGCACAGATCGAGGCGGGGCTGAAATCTCGCACTCAGGCCATCGCCGAGCGCGGCTATGACGCCGAGCAGGTCGATCGCGAGATTGCGGCAGAGCGGGAACGTGAACGCGCGCTGGGCCTCGATTTCCGGCGGCCTGGCTCCCCCGCGCAGGGCGTCCAGGCCATATCGGACGAGGGAGAGCAACCAGAGACCGAAGATGAAGCCGATGACGCGGAAGACCGCCCGCGCGCTGACGAGGACCAACCCTGATGCTCCATGCCCGCATTGCTGCACGCGCATTCAACACACCGCTGCTGGTCGAACCCACCAAGGCCATGGCGTTTCTATCAGGGCTCGGGCCGCGCATCCTCGGACGACGAGTGGACATGACGGAGAGTGGCGAAACGCCAGATGGCGCTGCCAGTCTCCCCGCCCGCGCCAGCATACTCGCTGGGAACCTTGCCGAGCGCCTGCAGCAACATGGCAATGCACCCTACCCGGTCGTAGACGGCATCGCCGTGATCGAGATCGCAGGCGTATTGATCCATCGTGGCGGCTGGATCGGACAGTCCTCGGGCCAGACCAGCTATGAGGGGATCGCGGCGCAGATCGAGGCGGCGGCAAGTGATCCTGCGGTGCGCGCCATTGCATTGGAAATCGATAGTTTCGGGGGCGAAGTGGCCGGCGTTTTTGACCTCGCCGATCGCATTCGGGCGATCCGGGGTACAAAGCCCGTCTGGGCCTTCGTCGCCGAACATGCCTTCTCTGCAGGCTATGCGCTGGCCTCCCAAGCCGATCGCATCCTTTTACCGCGCACCGGCGCCGTGGGCAGTATCGGGGTTGTCGTCATGCATGCCGACCTCAGCGGTCAGCTCGATCAAGACGGCGTGCGCGTCACGCTGGTCCATTCCGGCCAGCACAAGGTCGATGGCAATCCCTATGAGCCGCTGCCCGAGAACGTGCGCGATGACATCCAGCGCGAGATCGATGTGCTGCGGTTCCTCTTCGCCGAGACTGTCGCCGCGGGCCGCGCTGGGCGGCTGAGCCAGGACGCAGCGCTGGCGACCGAGGCTGCGACCTTCCGCGGGACGGATGCCATCGCCACAGGCCTCGCCGATGAGGTGATCGACCTCACCCGTGGCTTTGCCCGCTTTCGCGAAAGCCTGTCTGCCCCATCACCCACCGCGCGGCTGCCCCGCGCCAGTCATCCCCGAGCAAAGGAGGCCGCCATGAGCGCCACAACTGACGCCACTGAGGCAAATACGGAAATCAGAGATGCCGAGGACACCGTGCTGGAGAGCGCGACTGAACAAGATGAGCAGGAAGCTGAACAAAGCGTGCAGGAAGAAGACCCCGCGCCCGTCGCAGCTGCCGCGCCTTTGCCCGCCCCGGCGGCTGCGCAACCCAGCAATCTGGCGGACCTGTCGGCGCAGCTTCGCGAGGCGGCAGCGGAGATCGCCGAGATCGCGGCGCAAGCAGGTCGCCTCGGGGTCGCAATCGATGCTGCGAAAGCACTTCGCGATGGTACAGCGCCAGAAGCCCTCCGCAAACTGGTCCTTCAGCGCGCCGCAGCGTCGGCGGATGCCCGCGATATCGTTGCGGCGCCACCCTCTCCTGTTCTCCCCAAATCCGCTGAAAGCCCGATTGTGGCTGCCGCGAAGAAGGCTGCCTCGGCGGGCAGCAGGGGCTGAACCGCCCGCCCCAAGCAGCTGACCGCCCACCTGATCCCCCGCCGTTCCTCCCCGGCGGGGGATTTCTTTTTGACCCCCAAATCTTCGGAGATTGCCCATGTCCGTGCTGACCCAACCGCCCACGATGGGCGATGTCCTCAAATACGAGCTGAACCCCAACTTCACCCGCGAGACCGTCACACTGTTGGCTGGCACCAGCTACCCGGTCGGCGCTGTACTCGGTCGCATCACCGCGAGCGGCAAGATGAAGCTCAGCACCGCCACAGGCACTGACGGGGCTCAGAACGCGGCCGCTGTCCTGCTTTACGACGTCGACGCGACAGCGGCTGATGCGACCGGCATCGTCGTCCTGCGCGGCCCCGCCATCGTCTCGAAAGCGGCGCTCGTCTTCGACGCCAGTGTCGATGACGCAGCCAAGACGGCGGCCAAACACGCCCAGTTGACCGCGCTCGGCATCATCCCACGCGACGCCGCCTGATCCGGCCGCAAGATTCCTCCCCTCATTCCCGGAGTTCCCCATGACTATCACGCGCAACCCGTTTGACGCGGGCGGCTACTCGCTCGCTGAGATGACGCAGGCCATCAACATCCTGCCCAACCTCTACACACGCCTCGGCCAGATCGGCCTCTTCCGCTTTGAAGGCGTCACCCAGCGCTCGATCGTCATCGAACAGCGCCAAGGCGTCTTGAGCCTGCTGCCCTCGGTCCCGCTAGGCGCGCCTGCCACTGTCGGCACGCGCGAGCAGCGCTCGATGCGCAGCTTCGCCCTGCCCTGGATCCCGCATGACGATGTGATCCTGCCCGCCGATATCCAGGGCATGCCCGCGCTGGGCCTATCCGATGCGGCTGACCCGCTGGTCGAGGTGATGAACCGCAAGCTGACGCTGATGCGCCGCAAGCATGCCCAGACCCGCGAATACATGGAGATGAACGCTCTCAGGGGCATCGTGAAGGACGGCGCGGGCACGACCCTCTACAACTACTTCACCGAATTCGGCATCGAACAGATCTCGGTCGACTTCGTCTTCGGCACCGCCGGAACGAACATTCAGGGCAAGGTCCGAACCGTCCTTCGCGGGATTGAGGACAGCCTTCTCGGCGAGACCATGACCACGGCGCACGCGCTGGTAAGTTCGGAGTTCTTCGACAAGCTAATCAGCCACCCGAAGACCGAAGAGGCGTACAAGTTCTTCTCCGCCACCGGCGGTCAGCCGCTTCGCGAGGATATGCGTCGGGCCTTCCCCTTCGCAGGGATTCTCTTTGAGGAATATAACGGTTCGGTCACGCTCTCAAACGGCACTTCGGAGCGTCTGATCCCCGCGGGCGAAGGCATCGCCTTCCCGCTTGGCACCTTCGACACCTTCACCACTTATGGCGGACCGGCCAACTTGCTGGAGACGGCCAACACCGTGGGCCTGCCGCTTTATGCGCGGCAGATGATGGACACTAAAGGCCGCTGGATCGATCTCATGACCGAGGCTTCGATCCTGCCGGTGAACAAGCGCCCGCGGCTGGCAATCCGGATCTTCAGCTCGAACTGAGGCCGCTGAGATATGACGGTCTTTGCCGTGGCCCTCGATCTGCTCTTCGCTGATCCGAACCTCGCCCACGAGGCTTGGCATCGTGACAGCGAAGGGCAGTTCACCCGCATCCGCATCATCATGCGTCGTAGTGATGATGTGACCACGTTTGGGGCCGCGCGTCTGGTGTCAGAGACTATGCGCTTTGATGTGCGCGTCTCGGAACTCCCCGCGCCCCGCCCCGATGAACAGATCCTCATTGGAGACGAAACCTTCCTGATCCAAGGCGAGCCGATCCGCGATCGGGAGCGCTTGATCTGGACAATAACAGTATCACTGGCTTGAAACATGAAACCTGTCCGAGCGACAGCATCAATCGTCGGCCGCAGCTGCTTCAATAAGCTCTCTAACCTTTTCAAAGGTATCCGGGGCATCGTTCGAGCCTGATGACCTTAGCTTGAGCTGGGGAGTATTGATCTTCAACGACCAGGAAAATCCATCACAAACTTCGAGATTATCGTATTGCTTTCGCCAATCTGAAACACCAATGCGTTGGAGCGATCGGATTACGACTTCCCATTTTGTGTTCTGTGGCGTGAGCACGATTGGCTCTTTGAGAAGCCCTGGCATGAAATTCAATTCAAATACAATGTAAGGGGGCTGCATCAGTGGCTCCAAAGGCTTTTTCCTTGGGAAAGCTTAAACTCCCCATGCACTCACGCAACAACGCAAGTTTTTCACCATGCAAAAGCGTTCCTACAGGCTCTGATGAAACTCAACCTCTCAGTCACCGGTGACATCGTTACCGCGATGCGCGCCGAAATCCTCGCTGGCGAAAGGGCCGTGACCAAGGCCATGCGCGTTGCAGGCGCGGGTCTCAAATCCGACTGGCGCGCCCAGATCACGCGCGCCCGCCTTGGACAGCGGCTTGCCAACACGATCAGGTCCAAGACCTATCCCGCTGCGGGCGAAAGCCTCGAGGCGGCCGCGCTGGTCTGGTCCAACGCACCCCAGATCATCGGGGCGCATGACACGGGCCCACTGATCCGTTCAAAGGACGGCTTCTGGCTTGCCATCCCAACGCCAGCGGCCGGTAAGGGCACGCGCGGCAAGGCGCTCACGCCCGGCGAATGGGAAAGGCGGCGCGGGTTGCGCCTTCGGTTTGTCTATCGGCGGGGCGGTCCAAGCCTGCTCGTTGCCGACGGGCGGCTGAACAGCCGTGGGCTGGGCGTGGCATCACGATCCAAGACTGGGCGTGGACAGAGCACGGTGCCGATTTTCCTCTTGGTGCCGCAAGTAAAGCTTTCGAAACGGCTGTCTCTGGCGCGGGACGCCGAACGCGCGCAGGCAGCGATACCAGGATTGATCGTGGCGAACTGGATGAAACAGCTTAACGTTTAGCGTTCAACGCTCTTTCGACAAATGTCTCTGCGTCACCGACGGTAACGATTTCTTCGGCCTCAGCATCCATAATTTCGAGCTGAAATGCTTCTTCGAAGAGCATGATCAGCTCAACTTTATCGAGGCTGTTAGCGTCAAGATCCTGAATGAAAGAGGTCTCGTGCGAGAGTTCTTCCACGCTGAGATCAAATTTATTCGCCACAATTTCGCGAACAGTAACTTCAGATGCGCTCATGGTCAGGCCTCCTCTAGCGGGAGCGATTACCTCCGCGCAGTGCGTACATCGACCTAGTCGCCCCTGAGAAAAAACTCAATGCCCACCACCCGCGAAACCATCCTGACCGCCCTGGCGGACCTGCTCAGGACGATCCCGCATGTGCCAGTTCTGCGCGGGGAAGTCTTGCCAGAACGCATCCCGCCCGCAGGTCTCATGATCTTGCGCGACGGCACCCCGGGCGAACCGGGCGTGACGTTGTCGCCGCTGACCTATCATTTTCAGCATCGGGCTGAACTCGAGATGATCGTGCAATCAGCAACGGATCGGGACGCCCTTTTCGACGCACTTGTCGCTCAGATCGGCGCGGTAATCGCCGCAGACCGAACTTTGCGAGGTCTATGCGACTGGGTCGAGCCGGAGGCTGCTGAACCTGTCGATCTTCCAGTCCAGGGCGCCGCCTCTCTGAAAGCCGGAATCATTCCGATCACCCTCCACTACGCGACCAGTGACGCACTGGGCTGACGAGACCAATTCAAGGAGTATCACCATGGCACGAGCCCAAGGGGCGCGGGCGCAAATGGCGCTTGCGTTCGAGACGACTTATGGCACGTCGCCTGCGAGCGGCTACACCAAGATGCCTTTTGCCAGCACGACGCTGGGGGCAGAGCAACCGCTGCAGACATCGGAACTGCTGGGCTATGGCCGCGATCCGCAGGCCCCGATCAAGGATGCAGTGACGGCGGATGGCGATGTGGTCATCCCGATTGATGCTGAGGCTTTCGGCTTCTGGCTGAAGGCTGCGTTTGGGGCGCCCATGACCACGGGCGCGGAAGCGCACTATAGCCATGAGTTCCGCTCAGGAAACTGGGCGCTGCCGTCGTTCTCGGTCGAAACCGGGATGCCCGAGGTGCCGCGCTATGCGATGTATTCCGGCTGTATGGTCGATAGCCTGAACTGGCAGATGGCGCGCTCTGGGCTGCTGACGGCCACGACCAGCATTGTGGCGCAGGGCGAGACCATCGCGACGAGCAACGCGGCAGGCACGCCCGCAAACATCGCGCTGAAACGCTTCGGGCATTTCAACGGAGCGATCACCCGGAATGGGGCGAACATCGGTAACGTGGTCTCCGCCGACCTGACCTATGCCAACAACCTCGACCGCATCGAGACGATCCGGGCCGACGGCAAGATCGATGGCGCAGACCCGTCCATTGCGGCCCTGACCGGCAATGTCGTTGTCCGCTTCGCTGATCAGACGCTGGTGCAACAGGCGATCAACGGCGAGGCCTGCGAGCTTGAGTTCTCCTACACGCTGGCAACCGGCGAGAGCCTGACCGTTACGGCCCACGCTGTTTACCTTCCACGCCCGCGGATCGAGATCTCGGGCCCGCAAGGTGTACAGGCCACCTTTGATTGGCAGGCGGCCAGCGATCCCGTCGTGGGCCGGATGTGCACCGTCACCCTGACCAACGCCCGCGAGGTTTACTGACCATGTTGCGATTGAATCTCTCTACTGAGCCGCGCTGGCTCGACTTGGGTCATGGCGTTCGCCTGCTGGTGGAGCCGCTGACCACCGCCATCATGTTGGCCGCACGGAGCGATCCGACGATCATCGCAGCAGCAGCAGATTCTGGAGGCAGCGCCTCCAACGATGACCTCGCGCGCATCGTGGCCAAGGCCGTTGCCCGCATCGTCGTGAAGGATTGGGAAGGCGTGGGCGATGAAGACGGCAAGCCACTGCCTCTCACGCCCGAGGGCATCGACGCGCTGCTAGAACTCTGGCCAATCTTCGAGGCTTTCCAAACCCGCTACATCGCAGGCGCGCTTATTCTGGATGCGGAAAAAAACGCCTGACCGCTCTCGCCGACTGGGAGTTCGGCGGGGGCGGTGACTATTGCGCCGCATGCCTATCCGTTTGCGCGGAATGCCCGCGCACTTTGTATAAACCTCTCACCCTGGAAGGCTGGCAGGTCTGGGATCTGGTACAGCGCCTCGGCGGACAGGTTCGGGTGGCTGGTGGCATGAGCGGCAGCGCTGTCCTGGGCTGGGACATGGGCGCGGCCCTGCAACTCGGCGCCGCACTCGGGCTCCCGCCCCTCATCATCGCGGAACTCTTGCCTCCCATTGAGGCCGTGATGGTGCGCAAGACCAACGAAGAGATCGAACACCGACATGGCTGAGAAAAAGGTATCCGTCCGCCTCTCCGCGACTGGTGGGCGCCAGGTGCGTGCCGAGTTGGAAGGCGTCGGCGAGGCGGGTAGCCGTGGCTTGGGGCGTCTCTCGCGCGAGATGGACCAGGCCAACGCACGCATGGCGGCTTTTGCCCGCCGGGCCCGGATCGCGGCGACTGCTGCTGCGACTGCCTTGGCCGGTGCCGTTGTCGCCATGACCCGTTCGACGGTTTCCGCCGCCAACGAAATCGGCCAACTCAGCCAGGTGGCGAATGCGACCCCAGAGGTCTTCCAGCGCTGGTCGGCGGCCTCGGCCACTGTGGGGATCGAGCAAGAGAAACTGGCCGACATCCTGAAGGACGTGAACGACCGGGTGGGAGACTTCCTGCAGACGGGCGGCGGTCCTATGGCGGATTTCTTCGAGAACATCGCGCCAAGGGTGGGCGTGACGGCAGACCAGTTCGCCCGGCTCTCGGGGCCGGAATCGCTGCAACTCTATGTCGACAGCCTCGAGCGGGCGGGCGTCAGCCAACAGGAGATGACCTTTTATCTCGAGGCCATGGCGTCCGACGCCACGCGGCTGATCCCGCTCTTGCAAAACGGTGGCGCGGAGATGACCCGGCTTGGAGCACAGGCGCAGGCGCTTGGGGCGGTGCTCGATGCGGACGCGATTGCCGCGATGCGTCGATCCGAATTGGCGCTGGTCAGCATCGGCCAGGTGTTTACTGGAGTGCGCAACCGGATCGCTGTCGCACTAGCACCCACACTGGAGGCCGCGGCCAACGCCTTTGTATCTTTGGCGGTCTCGACCAGCCCGATCAGCCGAGCCTTCGATGCGGTACTCGCCAATCTCGACCGATTGGCGATCTACGCCGGGACCTTTGCCACATTCCTCGCCGGACGTTGGGTCGCGGCGATGGCCGCCGCGGCGCTCTCTGTCCGAGGCCTCGCCACCACGCTGGTGGTCCTGAAGGGCGCGTTGATCCGCACCGGCATTGGCGCGTTGATCGTTGGCGCAGGCGAGCTGGTTTATTGGTTCACCCGGTTGGTCTCCGGCGCAGGCAGCTTCGGTGAGGCGATGCGGCTTTTGAAGGATGTCGCCGTCGAGGTCTGGGACCGGATCAAGATGG